AGAAAAAACCGGTCTCTACGACGCCATCGCTACTTGTGACCCGAGCGCTAGTGCTTCACGGACAGTGGCGCAGCGTGCAAGCGCGCCACTATGTGATTCAAGTCATCAACGCAGTCGTGCTTAGACCATAGCCATCATTAAGGAACACACACACACAACATGCATTGCCAGAGGAACCGCCATGAACGAACGAGAGATTACGAGTGGTGTCCCTACTGAATCCACACCCGCAGCAACACCCGCCGCAATCGGCGGATCAAGCCTTGCCGTCACGCCTGAGGACGCCCACATAAAAGCCAAGGACACCAAGGCACGCAAGAAGAGGAAGCGGCGGCGGAAGCGCGTGAGGATTGGAGATGCGCTGCGGTGCGAGGGGCTTGACGAGAGAGAAGTAGCCCAAAAACTGAGAAGTGTGATCGAGAAAGAAACGCCGGATACGACCGACAAAATGCGGGCGGAGATATTGATGAACTGTTTCCGGTATCTCGATGACGCGCCGGGGCCGCGACCTGGCGCAAAGCAGTGCGGGAAGTTGCCGGCGAAACTGGTACACGAGATTCCGCGGCCTCAAAGAGCCGCGAAACCTAAGGACGTAAAACAGAAAGGAACGGGGAGATGAGCGCGAGCCGGAAATCGGTGGGATATATCGTTCAGTTGTCAGGTTTGGGAGCGTTTACGGCGGGAGCGATTTTGAGCGTACATCATCTTGCGGTGGCGGCCTTGTTTTTGGGCGGTGCGGTGGCGTTTTATGTGGGGCAGAAGATTGCGGCGCTGGCTTGAAAACTAGGAGGCAGAGGACGTTTAGGAGGCAAAGGAGGTAGAGGAGGAAGTCAAAACCTTCTGCGCGTTCCAGAGACTGCGTACGATTTGGGCGAGCGGCATTCGGCCTGACGAGAAGAATCACAGAATACAAGCAGACAATGTGCGATGGCGTGCAAATTGCAATGAGGTCTGCCGAGAAGAGAGCAGCGATGCCATTCATAAATGGAAAGCATTATATGAATCCGGCCTACGGACGGGCGATGGAGCGCGCGCGGGCACGCGGGAAGCTCGGTGTGACGCCACTCGTCTATTATTACGACAATGCGGAACGGGAGACAGGTCCTTCGGAACTCGATCTCGGAGATGACGCACCGGAGAACCGCGGGATTATCGAGAATTTCGCAGGGAGTCAGAAGCCGACTGTTTCTGAGCGACACACCCGCGAGTCTCAAGGTCACTGGGTGACGATCAACGGGAGACACGTTTTTGTCCATGAGGCGCAGGGAACCGCCAATCAAGGGCAGGACAATTCCTCCGATAAGCGCAAGGCGCATCTTCATAAGGCCGATGGGGATCACGCGAAATACTCGATAGAAGCACAGGACGGGACCATCTGGCTCTACGACCAAAATGGAAAACTTGTTGATACGTTCCACTATACGACTGGCCGAAACGGGGACACAAATCCAGCCGACAAAAGCACGGGGCCGCTGCCCCCCGGGCAGTATACGATTGATCCATCAGAAATCAGCAAGGCGGGAATTTCTAGAACGTGGCTTGATCCCAGGGACTGGGGAGAATATCGTGTTCCGCTCCATCCCGAACCGGGCACGAACACTCACGGGCGCAGCGGCTTCTTCCTTCATGGTGGAGATATACGTCCAGGGTCAGAGGGATGTTTGAAAGTAGATGGTGTCAATCAGAACGAGTTGTTCGACAGGCTGAAACAGTCGCCGGGGCCAGTGCATGTGACCGTTAACTAGGGGAATTTCTTGAGGATCGTCAAGCTATCGCTGGCGGGTGTTCTTGTGCAAGCGGCGTCTTTGGCTTTGTTCGCGTTCGTGTCGCAAAGTCGGATCGCTACACTTGGAAAGCCGCTTGTGTATGCGCTCGCGGTCGCCGGGATTATCTATATCGTCTGGCGTGCTGTTTCCGAGCGAAGTAGTTGGGTGTCTTTATGCCTGCTGCCGATTTTTCTGGGGCTTGGGTACGTCGCGGCTTGGGAACTGGTTGGGGCTGTTCTGTTCCAAGGCTTACTGTGGGACGTCTATGCGCATTCTCCGGATGTGAACGACATTAGGCTGCATCTCGACATAGCGTGTTTGCTCGCCGGGGTATATGGAATTGCTACCGCAACGATTTTTGCAGTCCACAAGAGTTTGGAGAAGCGAAGGGACTAGCTGTCCGAGTGTTTGAACGGTCCGTGCGCTGGCTTTGCCCGCCCTTTATCCTGAACTATCTCGGCCGCGCCTGATTGGAAAACGAAGGCCTGAAAGGGTATCGCGAGACTGAAAGCAACGAGTCTTTTCGGCGAAGACCGAAGCCAACACATTAGCGGATAGTGCTGAGCCTATAGACGGGTTGGCTGAGAATCAGGACGCCTGGGCTCGGTAGACGCAGCAATGACACCGTACATGCACGACGGAAGTCGCAACTTGCAGGCGTCGACTGGAGGGAACAATGACTTCCATCGGTTCAACGAGATGCATCCATCCGTTGACTCTAAGTGAGACAGTAGTGTGCTGAGGCGAAAGCATGGCGGAGCGCTAAGGCAAGGGTTTGTGTCGCGCCTACGGCGCTATTGATCTCTGGCAACGCACCCAGCGCTCACGCGCTGGGCTAAGTTGTGCCGCGCTTACAGCGCTGGTTAGCCTCGGCTCGATGAGGGCCGCGAGCGGATTTCCTAGCGTTAGGTATCAAATCAACGTCCGCTTTTAGACGTCCAGTCGAATTCTCATTGCACAAAGGTACTGAAGATTCCTCAAGAGCCCGAACGGAGCAAGCGGCTGCCGTTTTGCGTGAGTTCGAATACCTCGCTGAAGTCCGCGGCGTTATCTTCAGGAGGTAGCCCGGTTGGCATAAGCGGGTGAACAGCGATCGCGCCGGGCAAGAAAGACAAAAAGCTCCGACCTCCTGAAAACCTTCTTTTCCTGAAACTGTAAAAGACGACCGGTACAAAAATTAACGACAGAAGTAAAAGCAGGTCAAGAAGAACGCCGGCGAGACGCCGACGCTACAAGGCAAGTCAGCGGCAAAGCGCAAATTCAACAACTGCGGCAAATTCAGCGGCAAGGGCGAGGCGATGACGGGGAAGGGTTATTACATTACGACGGTTGGAGATTGGAAGAGGCGGGCGGGATCGTTTGCAAATTCGCATTGGCTGCTGCTCGATGGAGGCAACGCTGAGCCGTCGAGCCTCGACCGTGAGGGTACGTCAGAGGCGCCAGTACAGAGACTGGCGCTCCCGGGCGAGAACGGCGTTTCACTCGATGAATTGGCGGAGTCGGCGCGGATTCTGGTGCTCGTGGAGGCGGATGAAGGGACGCACGGCGGGCTTGAGGACGATCCGTCGTTTGAGGCGTTGCCGCATCCGCGTTCGCAGAAGGCAATTTCGGATGGAGCGCAGGCGGCGCTTGCGGTTCATGGAGTAAGGACCGGAGCGTCGACGTTTGAGGCGACGGAGATTGTGGCGCGGGTGCATCCGTTGTTGAGGCACAGAGTATTTTGAGGAGCATGAGGTAGAGGAGAGAAAGGACGTTTAGGACGTCTAGGAGTTGCAGGATGGACCGGCACTGAAAAGCAAGAGGGGTCCTTCGCACAAACCGCTCAGGATGACGGGATAAAACCACACAAACGAATACAGAATGTGCGGGGATGATGCCGCGCAGCATGTGAAACCAAATGCGAGCCGTGCCGGCAGGATGACAGCGTTGCGGCAAAATCGGTGACACGACGGCCGGCGAGACGCTGGCGCTACTAAGAAGGCAAAGCGTCGGCAGAGTGCCGGCGTTACCACATGTAAGGCGCGAGATCAGCGTGGCGAATGTAAAGAGCGGGGGAGAGAAGTGGGTTGAGGAAGAGGCGGCGCGAGTTGAGCTGGGTTATGAACCATTTCCTAAGCAGAGGGAGTTTCATCAGTCGGCGGCAAAATACAGATTGTTTGGCGGCGCGGCGGGACCTGGGAAGTCGAAAGCGCTGCTGATGGAGGCGGTGCTCCAGGCGAATGAGCATCCGGGCGCGAACACGCTGCTGCTTCGCAGGACTTTTCCAGAGCTCGAGCAATCGCTGCTGCTTTATTTCCGGCGCGACATTCCAAAGGAGTTGTACCGCAGCTTCAACGACTCGAAGCACGTGGTGGAGTGGTGGAACGGATCGACGACGCGATTCGGCTACTGTCAGTCTGAAAATGATGTCTATCAATACCAGGGTGCGGAGTTTTTATTCATCGGGATCGATGAGCTGACGCTGTTTACGCTGCGTCAGTGGCAATTTCTGACGAGCCGGAACCGGTGTCCGGTGGCGGACGCGTTTCCGTGCATGGCGGGTGCGACGAATCCGGGGAACATCGGGCACGCGTGGGTGAAGGCGTTGTGGATCGACAAGAAGCCAGCGGCGGGAATGGAATCGGCCGGCGAATACGATCCAAGCGAATACGAGTTCATTCCGGCGCGAGTGGAGGATAACCCGATCTATGCGGCGGACGAAAATTACATCAAAACGCTACGGGCGTTGCCTTCACATTTGCGGCGCGCGTTTCTGGATGGAGACTGGGATGTCTTTGCGGGGCAATATTTCGACCGATTTGATTTCGAGAAAAACGTTGTGCGGCGCGAAGCGCTCGATTGGCGAGAGTGGTGGCCGCGTTGGATTTCCGTCGATTGGGGATTTGAACATCCGGCGGCCGTTTATTGGCACACGGCGATTCCCGGAAACGATGGGGGAAAGTCAACTGCGCCAGTACGGAGACTGGCGCTCCCGGGTATGGCGCTCGGCGATTACGCGGTCGAGAACGCGCCGGAGCAGCGGGTTGCGACGTATCGGGAGTACGTGACGCATCGGACGCCGCCGCGTGAACTGGCGCGCGAAATCGTGGCGCGGAGCGAATTCAACGGTACGCGTGAACGGATCGATGCGATCTATCTTTCGCCGGATGCGTTTGCGCGGCGGACCGATGAGGCGTCGATCGCGGAACAGATGGGCGACGTGTTTGCGAGCGCGGGGCTACCGCGACCTGTGCCGGCAGATGACGATCGCATCGGCGGATGGATGTTGATGTACCAGATGCTGGACGCGGCCGAGTGGGTGATCACGGATGGCTGCGCGGAGTTGATACGAACGCTGCCGAACCTGATTCGCGATCCGAATCGAATTGAAGATGTGGAGAAGATGAACGGCGACGATGCGGCGGACGCGGCGCGGTACGGATTGAAGTCGCGATACGGAGTGAAGCAGAGTTTTGCGCAGGCGCCGCTCGAGCAGCGATTGGCGGCGCGGGTGACGGCGAGCGATCCGACGGTGCGGGCGATTCAGGCGATGAAGGCGCAGTTGGAGGAGACGTCGCGAGTGAGGCCGGTGTCGTTTGTGAGGAGAAGGAGATAGGGGGGGAAGCAAAGAAGCAAAGAGCAGGCGATAGCCGATACGTCGGAGCACCGTAGATCTCTCGCAACAAACAATCGCGCTGAGAAAACCTAAGAAGAAAAGCAAGAGAGATCCTTCGCGAAACCCGCTCAGGATGACGTGATCTGTATGTAAGCAGCTAAAACCGTCACAGCCAAGAATGGTTGTGCCACAGGACGATCTTTTCATGGCGATTACACCAATTATTTGGGTGAAGGAATTTTGGAAGTGGCTGATTACGAGTCGGTATGTGCGGGCGCTGGAGGCGGAGGTTGAGCGGCTGCGGGCGGAGAATCGGGCGCTGATGAATTCAATTTTGGGAATTGCGGGGATTCCGCCGGTAATTGCGCCGGGCGATGGAACTGCTTCTACGGCGACCGCTGCGAAGACGCCGAGCAATGGGAAGGTGGCGAGTTCGGCGGGAGTTACGGCACCGGTGCGAAAGCGTTCTTGGCAGCAGGTGAATCGGGCATTGGAGATTGAGGCGGCGAAGAAGAAGGAGCCTGGGCAGGTGTGAGATGCAGACAATCTGCGGCGCGGGCGTACGAGTGTGCGACGCGGAGGAAAGCTGGAGAGATCCTTCGCAAAACCCGCTCAGGATGACGAGTTTTTTTGTTGCGTGAGCAGCGTTGAATGCTGAGTTCAGGCGAGGACGGAGTGTCCACACAAATGAGAATGCAGCGGGAAGATGCAGAAGCCGTGACCGGATCGCGGCCGACGGAAAATTCCTCAGGCAGGAGCCTGAGGGCTGGGGATAGAAGCGCCGGACCTCAGGACAGGCGGGCGAGCGCTGCGCGGTTGCGACTCGCGGCTGGCGGCGCTTCGGATTACGGTCCGAATAATCAGCGCTTGCCTGAGAGGCTGCAGGAGGCGCTGCGACGGCTCGTGTTTCAGTATTCGACCGAGTCGGAGTCGACGCGGCGGGAGGACATCCGGCGGATCAAGCAGGCGCATCAATTCTGGCGCGGACTGCAATATTTGTGGTGGAACGAGCGCGATCAGAATTGGCATTTGCCATTTGAGCAGAAGTTGCTGAATAACAGCTCGCTGGATTCGATGCCGCGCTATGAATTCGTGACGAATATTTATCAGGCGTTTGGATTGTCGCTGGTGTCCGTGCTTTCACAGGATGTTCCGCGCGTGAGATTTTTCCCGACCTCGGCGCAGGCGGAAGAGGATGTGGCAGCAGCGAAAGCGGCGACGGAAGTGGCGCAGCTTGTCGAGAGAAACAATCGGATCGGGAATCTGATTGTCGACGAGGCGTTTCATCTTTGGACGGATGGCAAGGTTGGCGCGTACGTGCGGTATGTGGTGGATGGGCAGCGATTCGGGTTTCATCCTGAGTCTGAGATCGGCGAGCGCGAGGTGAAGATCGGGGCGGACACGTATGTTTGCCCGGAGTGTGGCGGGGAAACGCCAGCGAGTGCGAATCGCGCCGATGAAGTCACGGAGAAGGGCGACGCGGCGGTGAGCCAGGCAGATGGCGATGCGGGCGCGGCGACATTGATGAGTTGCGCGCAATGTGGGGCGCTATTGACCGAAGAGGATTTTGTCGCGGCGGAGACGATTACGGTACCAGGCGAAATACGTCTGAAAGTGCCGAACGGGCAAGAGGTGGTCACGATTGTCGGCGGGCTGGAGTTGAAGACTCCGCCGTGGGCGAACGAGATGCATGAGTATCCCTATCTTCAGTGGAATATGGAAGTGCATCTTGCGCGGCTGCGCGCGGCGTATCCGTTTGCGGCGGAGAAGATCGGGGCGCCGGTCGCTTCGGGCGCACAGGAGTACGAGCGGCTTGCGCGACTGGGGCAATCACAGGGCGGGCCGTTGACGGAAGGCGGCGATTTTAATACGAACCTGATTACGTTTCAGAGGACGTGGCTGCGGCCGTGGGCGTTTTTCGCGCTTGACGATAAGGATTTGCGCGACGAGTTGCTGAGGTTGTTTCCGGACGGCGCGTATGTGGCGTTTGCGGGCGACGTGTATTGCGAATCGCGGAACGAAGGCATGGACGATCACTGGCGAGTGTTGCACGCGCTGCCGGGAGATGGATCGAGCAGCCGGCCAGCGTTGGGCGATTCGTTGATTAGCGTGCAAGAGCGGTTTAATACGCTTTCGAATTTGCAGATGGAGACGTACGAATACGGGATTCCGCCAATTTATGCGGACAGCGAAGTGCTGGATTTCGACTCGTTGCAGAATCAGACGGCAGAGCCGGGATCGCATTATCCGGCGCGAGCCAAGCCAGGGCAGTCGTTGGCTGCCGGATTTTTCCAACCGGCGGCAGCGGAAGTATCGCCCGACTTGGCGGAACATGCGGCGAATTTGATGGGGCCGATCGCACAATTTTTGACGGGTGCGTTCCCGGCGCTATTTGGCGGAGCAATGTCAAACAACGACACGGCTTCGGGTTATGCGATGGCGCGCGACCAGGCGATGGGCCGGATCGGGCTTGTGTGGAGAAGAATGAAATTTTTCCACGCGGACGTGATGCTGCTGGCCGTGGATTGTTTCAGGAAGAATCGGCCGAATGATGTGGAGGTGACGCTGCTGGGAGCGGGCGCGGCGTTTGAGTCGCAATGGATACGGTTGGCGGATCTGAAGGGCAATCTGTTCAGCTATCCGGATACAGAGGAGCAATATCCGACGCTGTGGTCGCAGCAACGTGCCGTGTTGCTGCAACTGCTGGGGAGTTCCGACGCGCAGATCCAGAGCGTGCTGGCGCATCCTGAAAATATGGCGCTCGTGAAGCGACTGATCGGACTCGAGGAGTTGGTGATGCCCGATGAAGAAGCGCGGGCGAAGCAGTATCGGGAGATTGCGCAGCTCCTGGCGGAGGTGCCGGTGATACGGCGGGACGATGGAACGGGGATCGAGTTGATGTTGCCGAGCATCGTGCCGGATGAATTTGCGGATAACCATGCGGTGGAGCTCGAGGCTTGCATGCGGTGGTTCTCGTCGGATGCGGGGCAGGTGGCGAAGATCGAGGCTCCGGCGGGATACGCGAACGTGAAGGCGCATGCGATGTTTCACCGGGATTATTTGAGGAAACAACAGGAACAGACGGCGGGGCTGGCGACGCCGTCTGTTCAAGCGAAAAACAATGTGCGACTACGGCCGAATTAGCGATTAGAAGGCGCGTTCGACGGAGCTGGAACTGCGCGCGTAGGACATCTTTTGTTGTGGCGGAGGAGCGACCAGGCGAACGACGTGAAGCAGGCGTTCGGGCTTGAAAGGCTTCGCCATGCAGACGACGGCGCCGAGTTGGTGGCTGGTGGCGTAATCGGACGGTTGGGCCGAGCGCGTGAGAAGAATTACGGGAACGCGCTGGAGGCGTTCGTTGCGCTTGACGATGAGGCAGAGGTCCTGGCCGGACATGTCTTTGGCTTCGACTTCAGCGACCAAGACGGCAGGGATCGTAGACTTCAGGACTTCGAGGGCTTCGTTTGCCGTGGAGACAACGATCACGTTGTACCCATCGGGCTGAAGAGTGGTGCGCATGACTTCGGCGGTGCGCTGATCGGGTTCGACGGCAAGAACCACGGAGTGCTGCGTTTGGGCCGATTGCGCGGTTGCGGCGGACGCGGCTGCGCCGGCGCGTGCGACTCCCGTTTTGGCGGCGGCGAATTGAACAGCGACGGCGAAACGATTGCCGGGCTGTTCGGTGACTCGAACGATCTCGGCCGGCTCGCCCTTATTCAGTCCAGCGGCCGCGGCTGAGTATGGGAATGTGACGTCGATCGATTGGCCGACGGCATAGCCCGAGCGCGTGCTGAGGAAAAGCAGGCCGTCACGGGAAACATCAACACTGGTACAGGTTTCTTCGGCGGCGCCGGATGACCCGGTAAATCGAACGTGAACCTGAGCGCTGATCTTGGCGCGTTTGCGGCGGCGGCGGTCATTGGCTCCGGCGAATGAGTGCGCTACTGCGGAAGATTGGGCCGCGACGGCGGCTGGTGCGATTGTGGTCCCCATTTAGCTACCTCTTTGTTAGGCGAGCGAGCCGCCCTGGCAGGCGTGGCTTCGTCGGCTGGTGAGAAGAGTTTCCCAAGATTGAGCGCGGGGCGGAATAGTACGTTCGTTTCAATTTCGCTGTACGTTGGACGGGGACGGCGCTAAGAGCATAAAGGACTTAGCCTGCCTACGGATTTCAGTTTGTAGGAAATTGAGGATGGAGGGGATTATGGCCGGCGTTTTTGCGGAGCAAGTTGGCGCGGCGGATGCGACGGGCTTGCACAGTATGCAGAATTCGGGGCATGAACGGAGCGCGCGGGCAAATCGCAGGCTCAGCGATGACGAAATTCTGGGGCTGGGAGTGCGTTCGAGGAGCCGAAAGACAGATGCCGGCGATGAACAGGCGACCGTAAATGATTTCGCGTCGACTGCAGCGGAGGAGACTGGGACCGGCGCGCGAGACCGCGATACCGATTCGCCGTTCGACCATGGAAATGCGGCATCTGATGGCGAGGAGTATCGTGACGTTTTTGATGCGAAGCCGGAGCTGAAGCAAGCCTGGGACGATGCGCGAGCTTACCGCGAGGTATTCGCAACGCCTGAAGAAGCGCGAGCGGCGACGAAGATGGTGGCCGATGTTCGCGCAATGGACGCGCTGTTTTTCTCGAAGCGGTCAGAGGACAAGGCGGAGTTGGCGCGACTGGTGGCGGGACTGGATTCTGAAGCATTCGACGCTTTAGCGAAAGCCATGGGGACGCTGGCTGCTGAAAGGCAAAGGTTACGGGAGACCCGCAACGTTATGGCCGAGAGAGAAGGCCCTCATGTGGAAGGTAAAAACACCGATGAAGGAATGAGTGCACAGCAGCAGTTTTTGCAGGCGGCCAATGCAGATGCGGTGAGGGGAGTGCTTCAGGCGATCGAGGCTCAAGTGGCACGCGTGCTGCCGGAGAACATTTCGAAGGCGGCACGAACCAGAGTGGTGGGCGAGATCTATCGCG